CGGAAAACGCCACGGGGATCGTCGTCAGGCGTCCGGTTGGGGCGCACTGGCAACCGCACATCAGCACCGCGCACGCGGGCCACCAAAGTCGGATCAATCGGCGCACTACGGCGCACCGTGCCCCAGGCGGCGACGGCCAGGCCGCCGAGTTCGACGGCGTGAAGCAGGAGCGGCGTGATCGCGTCATCGTCCACCTCAAAGCCAAAGCGCCCGGCCAGGCTCGCCAGGACGGTGGCGAGTAGCCCCAGGATCGCCCGGCTGGCCCACCAGGGTTTCGCCGGGGGCGGGGTGATGTTGGGTACTGACGGGGTATCATTGATCCGGTCTAGGTACGCCCGGTGGGCCGCCTGGGTGATCGGGCCATAGATGCCGTCGGGCGTGACGCCCAGGGCTTGCTGGAGGGCGATGATCTCATCCCGCGTCATGATTTCACCCACCGCTCAAACAGTGCCCGTTCCTCCGTCCGGCGCTTGACCAGCCCGGGCAGGGTGACCTTGCGCCCCTTCACCCGGCCCTTGACCCACTTGCCGAACTCCCGGGCCGCCCCGGCGTAGTTCTGGCCATTGAGCAGGATCAGCAGGGTGCTGTCCGCCAGCCGGCCCTCGCCAAGGTTGAAGACGAACGAGGTCAAGGCGTCGAACATCCCCTGGTTGAGCGGCACCGTCACCAGCCACGAGACCGCCTGGGCGGCGCGGCCGACGTCATGAGCCAGCAGGGCCTCCGCTTGGTGCAGGCTGATGGTCTGGCCGCGCGTCACGCCCTCGGTATGGCCCCAGCCGATGGTCCAGATCCCCACCGGGTCACGGTAGGCATGCAAGCGCAGGCCCTCGTGGCGCTTGATCAGGGCATAGGCGTCGGCGGATGGGGTCATGGGCGGTCAGGCATCAGGCCGGGGTGCTGAGGTTCACCCCAGCCTACCCCGCGCGCGCGAGGGAGGGGATTAACCCCGGTTAATGTTTTATCCATCCTGGCCAAACAACTCCCCTTGCATCTGGCGGCGGCGCAGCTCCCGCTGGCGGTCGAGGATGCGGTAGACGTGGATCTCCGACAGGTTGTGTCGCTGGGCCAGGGCCAGGACCCCTTGGGGGCCGGTGCGCGTGCCGTCGTGGCTGGAGGCGATCTCCAGGTCGCGCCGGGCGCGGTCCAGGTTGGCGGCCTTGGGGATGTAGTACATGCGCCCGCCCATGTAGGCGCACAGGCGGCAGGCCAGACGCGCCCCCAGGGGGCCGTGGGCGCCACTGACCCCCGCGGCCTGCAGCTCCGCCGCCAGCAGGTCGGCGATCTCCGCCATGCCCTGCTCCCAGCGTGCCGGCGGGGCGCTGTCGTCGTCGGCGGCGTAGACGGCGGGGTCCTGGCTCATGCAGGCTCCTGGGCGGGGGTTGAAGCGCTGGCCTCCCATCGCCGGTGAAAGATCGCCTCGACCCACTGATGCGCGCGGCCGTCGCGGATCATGGCATTGGTGACGAGCAACAGCGTCCACCCGGCCAGGGAGGCGGCATTGTGCCGTTCACAGTCAACTTCCTGCTGACGGCCATAACGCCGCCGGTCGCTCACTACCACCAGGGCAATGTGGTAATCCGGCCAGGCGAAATCGGCGCGCCATTGGCGGGCCGGGTGGTAATCCCGCTCCGGGACCGGCAAGCCGAGGGCATGAAGCTGAATGGCCAGGATGGACTTCAGGCGGGTGGCGCTCATGGCTCAGGTCTCCTCTGTCATCCACCCCAACGGCATCCGCGGCAGGGCGAGGTAAGTCTCAATCGCCCTCCGCGCCTCCTCCCAGCCGACGCACACCAGGGCGCGGTGGCCGTTGGCGGTGAGGCGCTCGCGCCACCAGCGCTGGGGTGGCGACTCCTTGCCGCCCTTGGCCTTGAGCTCGATCCTCAGGCCGATGAAGGGGCCGCGGGGGACGGGCAGGTCCAGATCCGGGACGCCGGCTTTCACGCCTTCCGCCTTCATCGCCTTGGCGACGCTGATGAAGCGGTGACCGCCATTGGGGACCGCATGCAACAGCTCAAGCTCTGGGTAGCGCTTGAGACTGGTCGGCAGGTTGGCCCATTGCATCAAAGCCACTTGCTCCAGGTGCTCGGGCGTGCGGACCCGGGGCGCGCGGCGCTTGCGGCGGCCGTCGAGGAGGTCGAGTTGGGTGGCAGTCTGGCTCACGCCGCACGCTCCAGCGGCAGGGCAGACACCAACCGCGGCTCCGGCTCCCGGGCGAGCTCCAGTTCCGCGACGGAGACAAACTGCCCCAGACCGGCCTCGACCAGGGCCGCCTTGTTGCGCGCCACAAAGCGCCGGCGTTCCGCCAGACTGCACGCCCCGGCGGGCAGGTACTCGGCGGCTGGCGGCTCATCGCGCGGCAACCGGGCACGCAAGGCAGCCAGGCCGGCGACCACCGCCGCGCGGTCCATCGGCGCCTTGGGCGGCTCGGGCAGGTAGAGAGCATGCAGGCCGGTGCGGCGTTCCTCCCCAGCCAGGCACAGCTTGCGAAAGGCGCGCGGCCCGGGCGGGAAGGCGTCCTGGCCGACGCTCATGGTCTCCAAGCCGCGGCGCAATTGCTCGGGCGTGAGGTCATGCACCCGCGCCCACCACTCGAGCTTGAGCGCCGCCGTAGCCTCGGGCGTCGCTAATTGGGACGACCACCGCCCCCCGAATTCCGCCAGCAAGGCCCGAAACAACTTCGCCAGCAACGACTCGTTCGGCGGCGGTAGGCTGGCTGGCGGCGAAGAGGTCGGCGAGGGGCGTGTCGTTGAGGCGGTGGAAGCGCTCGGTAGCAGATTCACGAGGGGCTGCATGGGGGCGGTCTCCGGGCTGAGGGGGTGAGGTCAGCGCGTCTTCCCAGCGCGCGCCGGTGAGGTAGGTGGCCGGGTGGGGGATGTAGCCCCGGCGCCACTGGTCGTCATGAGCCAGCCGCCAGGGCAGGTCGGCGAGGATGCGGGCCAGCAGGTCGGGGGACGGTCGGGCGCGTTGCCAGGCGGCCTCGGCGGCGCGCTTGGCCTGCTTGCGCGGATAGGCGGCCCAGAAGTCCGCGAAGCCGGGGACGGGTCCCGCGGGCTTGGCGGGTGGCGGACGCGCGGCCGGCTCTTCCGTCCGTCCCTCGTGCTCACCCCCACCCACCCCGGTCGCGTCAGCGACCACTCCCGGCTCGGGGTCCGTGGCGGGGGGTAAGGGGGGTGTATTTAGGTTCTTGATAGGTTCTTGATAGGTTCGTGTCCCAATTTTGGGACTGGTGCGGTCCCGTTTTTGGGACTGGTGCGGTCCCGTTTTTGGGACTGGTGCCGTTTTCTGCACCGGTCCCGTTTTTGGGACTGGTTGCGTGGCCATGGCAATACCTTCCACGGCGGTCATGGCGAGCTGATAGCGGGTGCTTTTCCCCGATCCACGGTCGCAACGGATCAGCCCAAGGCCCTCCAGGTGGGCCAGGGCCGGCATCACGGTCTTGCGGTCGAGTTCGGTATCGTCGGCCAGGGTGTTGACGCTGGGATAAGCCAGCCCGGCATCATCGGCGCGGTCAGCAAGGGCTAATAGGACCAGTTTGGACGATGAGCGGCCGGTCTTCTGCGCGAAGGCCCAACGGGTGGCGGCGAAGCTCATGACGGCGCTCCGGCTTTTCTACGCCGCTGATTTAACTGCTGCTCACTCGCTGTAGCCCACTTACAATTTTCAGGCTCATAGTCGCCATCATTATTGATGCGATCTATGGACATGCCTGGAGAAGGGCAATGTCCCATATCTTCCAGGAATGCCTCAAACGAGTTGCGCCACCTTGCGCAGACCTTGATACCCCTGCCGCCGTAAGATGGGTACCGAGGATCATTCTTGTTTTCGCAGCGCTGGATCATGTTTGCCCACCTTGTGTAGCTAGGGTGAGCTCTGCCACCTAAACTACCAGCGGACAAGCCATGTGTCGCCTTTGAAAGGCACCCGCAAGATTTTGATGCGCCACTTAGCAAGTGGCTTGCGCGAACATCGTGCGTCCCGCCACAGTCGCAGGAACATCGCCACCAGGCACGATGAGTCTTTGCGCCTGTCTTGCGCGACCCAATAAATTCAACAACTAAGAGGCGGCCAAACTTTTGGCCTAGAAGATTGCGAACGCGCGATGTAATATCAGCGTTGGTCATTGCCGAACCTCTCTATCAGGTTGGGTGATGTCAAGTCCCCGGCCGAGGTCGCGAGCCAAGGTCGGGGGCGTCCTTTCATTGTTGACCGCTTTGGGCGACAGAGCAAGTTTGTTGCCAGCCAGCTTGGCCTTTCTGGCCATGCTCAAAAAGGTCGCGATGATATTCAGCAGGATTTGATATGCGGAAGCTGGTGTTGCGCATTTCCTTGAGCTTGCTGATTTCATCGTCCGGTATCCAACAGATAGTTTTCATTTTTTCCAACGGGAAGTAAACAATTCCGCCGTAGTTCTTTGGGTAAACCTCTTTTTTCCCGTTGTGAACGATCTCGTGGCGTTCGGTGAGAATGTCTAAAAAATTTCCATAAATCCTGCCTTCCGTTTCATCAACGAAAAACAAAAACACCCTGAGCTTGTTCCTAATGCTGGCGGTTGTGTATTTGCAAAAATGCCGCTCGTTGATTCCTGTATCTGGATACGCTTCTCGTCTTGGCTTGGTTTTAACGTCGGCAATGGTGATTTCCATGCTTTGCCCGTGGACCAGCAAGGTATCAAATGGATGCGCGCGATCATCCCGGTCAGGCCGGTAAACCGTGTGGCCACGACGCCGCAGGTACTCAAAGCACACGTCCTCGCCATAAGTACCCTTAACTGTCGTTTTTTTCAGGCGAAAGTCGCTCATTGGTTAGCCTCGGCGGTGAATAGGTCCAAGGTATTGCCAACTTGCGCCCACCCTTCACGCTTCTCGCGGCTGAAGTAATCCAGTTTGGCCCCGACGCACAAACCGTTGACCAGATCGTAAAAGGCATCTGGTTTGCGTGAGTGCTCACGCAATGGCCCATGAATAACCGTGGTCTGGTTGGAAAGCTGCACTGGCGGCGACCCCCTCACTGCCATAATGCAATACTCGGTCTGAGAGCGTAGCCAGGCGCCGAGTCCCATGCGGTCCTTGACCCAGGTCAGGATGGCCACATCACGAAAGCCCCACTTATCCAACAAGCTGAATGAATGACGCATAAATTTATGCGTTGTCCACAGCCACAAAACGCAATCATCAGCCGCCGGAATTTCAAGGCCGGCAATATCTTCTAGGCTCATTTCCGGGTATGGGTTTGCAGCGCGACGACCATGCGGGTCGTATTCAGTGCCATATGGCCATGGCGGGTCGATGCTGATTACATGGAAAGGCCCCGCTGGTATTTCCGGCGCCGACTCGGAGATCAATGCCGCTTGAGCATTGATGTCGTTGATTCTAGCTTGCTTCTTCTCTTCAGATACGGCTTGCTTTTGTTGTTTGGCCGCCTCCTTGATTTCGCGCTCCTTGATCTTGGTTGCTTTGGCGATACTGACCGCCATGGAAGGATAGGCGGCAGCCTGACGTTGCTCTTCTGGCGTGGCCTTGGTGAGAATTGCGGCGGTGCTGATGGCGATCTCGCCCTTGTCCATGGCCTGCACCAGGGCGGGGTCGGCCTTTTCGACTACCGTCTTGGCCTGGCGGTAAGTGGTCTCATTGCCAAATCCGGCTTTTTCGGCAGCTATTTGACGAGTTTTCTGGCCAAGTTCAATTTGTGGAAAATTTTCCACTTTTTCATCGACAAGAAGATCATCCTGTCCGCTTTCTGCTTTCGGCCTTCCGCGCCTTTCGCCTTGCGCCCTAATCTCCTCCTCAACCGCATTTGCAATCGCCACGCGCTCAGACGCCGTGAAATCCTTGCGAATCTCATTCTCCGCATGCTCAGCCTGAAGCAGCGAATCAACATGTACGATCCTGGCTGGTATCGTCTCCATTCCCAGCTTTTCAAAGGCCCGATAACGGCGCTCACCGAAGACCAGCCGGTAATTCTGGTCAATGCCAATCGGCTGCAACAAACCAAGCTGCTGGATGCTTGCCGCTAGCAGGTCGATATCACCTAAATCCTTGCGCGCCCGGATGCCGATCTTGATTTGGTCCAGGCGGGTTTCCATTACATGCTGTGTCATATCAGGAACACCCCCTAGCAATGACCAATCAAACCAAATCCATCCTTGAGCCCGCGCCACTCATAGGCGCTTGGCACGCGGTAGATATCAACGCGATTGCAGGTTTTGCACACGCTCTTTTCCGCATAATCCATCGCCGCCTGCTTGCTTGGATGCTTGGCGCCAAGCCAGCAGGTCTCGCCGGTATGGCGGCTCAATAAGCAAATGACGTACACTTCATCAGTCATGATTTGCACTCCGTGATAGTGCGGTTGTGACCGCCCCGGCCGGTCTCGTCACCGGCCCGGGCACCTAAATTCATCACCGGCTTCCGCAGCGCCTCATCCCTGAGCTGCCGCATGGCCTCGTCCACTTCCGGCCGTAGTGGCTCCGCCTCGCCCTTGAGGTAGCGCCGCTCGATGTACTCCGGCTCGACCCCAGCGCGGCGGCAGGCTTCCACGGCCCGCTCCAGCCACTCATCCGGCACGCAATAGAGCCGCGCCCAATGGCCGACCTTCGCCCAATCCCAGCGGTCGAGGATCTCGGCATCGCTGGCGATGTGGATGCTGGCGGCGGCGTAGTCCTGGCTCATCTCACGCCCCCCGCTTGCCCTGCATCGCCATCACCTCCCGCCGATACCGCGCCTCGGCCCGCACATGGAAGCAGCAGCGCACATGCGCCTCCACCGCCTCCCGCCAGGAGGCCGGTACCTGTGCCAGCCGGGACGCCCGCTCCTCGCGGCTCTGCCCCGCCTCGACCCAGGCGCAAAAGTTGCTGACGGTCCACTTGTCGCGGTCCCATGCCTCGCTACTCACGCCACCGCAGTTCCCAGGCGGCGTCATCCCGCCAGATCTCCATCCCCAGCGGATGGCCGGCGATCAGGGCATGCTTCAGGTCGCGGGCCTGGGCCAGCAGCCCCTCGGCATCCGCCGCGATCAGTCCGGGGCCTTGGGGGCGGCCCTGGTAATAGAGCTGGCCGGTGAGGGTGATGGGGCCGATGAGCACGCCGGTCGGCTCGTCGCAGCGGGTGAGGCCGTTCATGCCTACCCCACCTTCCCCGCCAAAATATCCACCAACCAAAACCGATCGCACCGCCCGGGAAACCACTCGCCCGGGTGGCGGACCATGAAGCTCCTGAGGCTTGCCCGGCTGACGATCCACTCCGAGGCCCGCCCATCGCCGCGGGTCTCGCCCCGCACCGCCTTGAGCGATCCGGCCTTGATCCAGTTGAGGACCACGTGGCTATCCATGCCCAGCAGCCGCCCGACCTCACTGGCCGTGAACTCCTCGCTCTTGTCCCGCCGCTCCAGCCCCAGCAGCCACATCCTTTGGCCGATGGCCGGCTCGGTGCGCCCGGGGAAGCCGGCCGCGGTCAGGGCCTTCTGCACATAGCGCGTGCCACGGCCCTCGTGGGCGTCGAGGATGGCGTCCTCTTCCGGCGTCCACGGCGTGCGCCGGCCCTCGAAGCGCACCCCCAGGCGGATGGCCTGGAGGCGCACCCATTGCCGCGGGCGATCCCAGGTCTGGCAGAACTTCTTCAGCTCCCCCGGCTTGAGATAGCCGCGGTGATAGAGGCGCTTGATGGCGCGGTCGATCTCCGGCGTCGTCGGGCGGAAGGTATGCCCCGCCTGGAAGTGCAGCCCACGCTTGCGGGCGTACTCGGTGATGGCAGGAACCGTGCGGGCCGGCAGGTAGGGGGCGAGGCCCTTGGCGCCAAGGTCGGGATAGTAGGTGTCGAGCAGGGCCAGTTCGGCGTCTGACCATTGATGTTTGGTGCCGACACAAGGCCCGCCGGGCGCGGCGGGGACCAGGGGCGGGCGAGTGGGGACCAGGTTGCCGCTGCCGGCGCTACGGTCGGCCTGGGTCAGGGTAGCGGTGATGGATAGGTCGGTCACAGCGGCACCCCCATCCCCAACTGGGTCGAACCCGGCACCACATGCAGCCGCAGCTCCACCTCGCCATCGCGCACCTGCCAGGCGTGCTCGGAAAAAATCACCGGCTCGGGATGCGACGCCACCCCCTGCCCAGGCAGGATCAGCCAGCAATCCCCCACCGCACACTCCCGGCCCTCCTGTGCCCACAGGCGTTGGCCGGCGAGGATGGAATACCAGTAGCCAGGCGGGCAGGCGGTGTCGACTTCGATCAGGGTGGCGCGCATCAGGCATGCCCCCACAGCCGCTGCCGTGCCTCCGCCGCCTCGGCGCACACCAGGCACACCCCATAGGCCAGGCGATGGACCTCTAGGGCCTCGCCACAGTCCTGACACGTTGACCGGCTTGGCTTGGCCTGGCACTCCCGGGCGGCGGCAATACGCCGTTCCAGATCGGCCCAGGCGGCTTCTTCCAGATCGTTGGCGCGGTCGGCGTCATCCATTGGCGTCATCCTCTTGGGTCATGACGTAGAGCAGCACCAGCAGGCAGGCCACGAAACCCGCCAGCGCCCCGAGGGCCATGGCCGCCCCCAGCAGTAGCTCATTCATGGGCGCAGACTCCACCAGTTGACCAGCACCAGCAGCACCAGCGGCAAAGCGATGAAGCCGGCGGTGTCGAGGAAGGCGCTCATGAACTCAGGCACGGATGACCCCAGACGTTGCGCGCCAGGCTGGCGGACACGGGCAGGCGACAGACCCAATCACTCACGTTCAGGGCCGGGACCTCGCGCTCCGGCCGCAGGTAGAACGCGGGCGGGTTCATGCGGTGTTGACTGCGGTAGCGATCGGAACAATCGACGCACAGCCCCGTGCGCTTGCGGGCGCTGGCCCACAACATCAGGCTGCGGTAATTCACCTGCCTGGCCACGCCGCAGCAGTCTGGCCGCGCCCAATAGACGTACTCCGTCAGCCGCCGGGGTGGCGGCAGGACTGGCTCCAGCAGGGTCCAGTGGGCAATGCGCTCGCCGCTGGGGAAGGGCGTTTTGCGGAAGGTGCTCACTCTTCCCCCTCCCTTACCCGGTCGCGCCACATGCCAGGCTCAATCTCGTCGTCCAGACTCTGATCAAGATCCTGTTTGACGAGAAACCGCAGATGCTGGCTTACCGACCGTTCTTGTTGATTGGCCCGCGCCTTGAGGGCGATGTACAGCACCGAATCGAGCCAGAGATCGACGCGCTTGTCTTGCATGGGCTACCCAGGAATAAAAAAACCCGGGCGCATGGCAGGCCCGGGCAAGCGCCAGCCGATCAGGAAGCTGGCGATGAGGAGTTGGGGTGCCCGGAATCTCCACGCCCCGGGCGGCGCCAAGACCCCGCCCCCCGCCCTAGCGACAGAATTGGGGGAATGCGGGGCGAAGAAGGTCCACCCGGCCGCAGGGACTCCGCCCTGGGGGCATCTTGCCGGGGACGGCGAGGTGGTTATTGACATGAAGCTAAGCCGCGGCTCGCTCAGGTTCTGTGCTATGCGCTCCCTCGCAAGCATTCAGCGCTCGGTCAAGAGCTACCAGGGTGTCAACGCGCGGGTTGTGCAAGTGACCGGAGCGAAACTTGGAAATCCAGCTGGGGGACAGTTCGCCGGCCGCCGCTTCGGACAGGGCGGCATTGGTGGCCCGGCAAACACGAAGCCGGTTCCTCAGGATGTGGATTTGCGCTTGGATGTTCATGCCGATAAAGCTAGCAAAATTTTGTTAGATGGGCAAGTAACAAGTTGCTTTGGGCCTGTACTAGCCTTTCAAGGCATGAAGAAGTCCCCAAAAACCATCCTGGCCGAGAACGTGAAGCGCTTGCGGGAAAGCCGCGGCTGGTCGCAGTCCGAGCTTGGGCGCATTTCTGGCGTTAGGCAGACGACGATCTCATTCATTGAGCGTGAAGCGGTCGACACCAGCATCGACAAGGTTGAGCTGTTGGCTAAGGCATTCAAACTGCCAACCTATGCCCTGATGATGCCCGACGTTGACGAGGCCATGTTCAAGCACAACGGCCTGGGCGACATCATTGATGTTTACCCCAAACTGCCTGAGGATGGACGCGCGGAACTGTCGCGCACGGCAGCCAGAGAAAGGCGCTACAGCTTGCCCGTCAACTCTCGTCAGCCCCAGGCGCCAGCTTTACCCCCCCCCCCCCCCTCAACACAGCCCGTGAAATCTAACGGCTGATCCGACAAGATCCGACAAAACCGGGGCGAGAGCCCCATTTTTTTTGCTACGGCCTAACAAAATTTTGCTTGCCTTCCCTTCAAACTAGCAATATATTGTTAGTCACAGGGCCACCCATCCCGGGCGGCAACGGAGGGGAAGATGAGCAAGAACTACCGAATCGACCTGACCACGGCCAAGCCGGCCGACCTGGCGGGCTACTTCAGATCCGCGTTGTTTTCCGAGTGGATCACCAGCCTCGACAACGAAAGCCTCTGGGAAGCTGAGCGCGCGTTTCAGGTCGCGCTGAACAAGACCGCGGATTACCGCCTGGCCCGGGCGACGGTTGAGAACTATCGCATCAGCGATGCCGGCGCTCTTGCCGCCGCCCTCAGTCACACCTTCGGTGGCGGCAAGACCGCCGGTCTGCGGGGGGTGTAGTCATGGAACTGCTTTTCATCGTCTTCGCCGTTGCTGGTGCCTGCGGGCTTGCCTTCGCCACCCTGGGCTTCATCGGCGAAGTCCTCCTCCCCGCCCTGACCCGCAAGCCCTACCGGCCGGCGGCCACCAGGAGGGTTAGGCCATGAAAGCCGACCGTTCAGGAACCCTTTCCGAACAGATCCGCTACGAGCGCGGATGGCGCACCGCTACCCAGCGCAAGGATGAAGGCTGGCCAGCAGATCAAGTCTGCTCGAATTGCCTGCACGGCTGGGAAAAGACGCCGCGCAACTGGCGGTGCTGTGACGCGGCCATTGCCACGGCGGCACAAGCCACCTGTCGCCAATGGCAGGCCAGGCCATGAGCCACGACTACCACATCACTGCCCTTGGCGGCCTGCCCTGTATCGCCCGGGTCCACAACTACATCCCCGTCATCCCCGCCACCTGGCATCACCCCGAAGAGGGTGGCGAGATTGATTGGGAGCTGCTGGACAGCCGCGGTCGCCGGGCGGATTGGCTAGAGAAGCGCCTGACGGCCAAGGAGCGGGAGCGGCTGGATGGCGAGGTCTACGACCTGGCGGCGACGGATTACAAAAACCGCGATGACGATTACTGAGGAAAGCGCCATGCCCGACGGCACAAAATCCCAATTCCACGCCGAGCGCCAAACCGGCCTTGGCGGCTCTGACCTTGGGGCCATCTTCGGCTTATCCCCCTACCGCACGCCCCATGACGTATGGCTCGAAAAGACCCGGCGCACCACCCCCGTGGTGGACGGCATCCACCTGCGGCATGGCCAGTGGAACGAGCAGTTCATCGCTGACGAGTACACCCGCGCCACCGGCCAGCGGACCCAGCGCTACAACGCCCTGCTCCGCCACCCCGAGGCGCCCCTGATCGGCCACGTTGACCGGCTGGTGATTCCCGAAGGCGCCAAGACTGCCAGCTACAAAAGCGAGATCAGGACCGACCTCGGCCTTGAGTGCAAAACCGCCTCCGCCTTCGCTGCCGGGCGTGATTCCGAATGGGGACCGGCGGGTACGGACCAGGTTCCTCAGGGCTATCTCCTCCAGATTGCGGGCTACCAGGCCCTGACCGGCTGTGAGCGCTGGGACCTGGCCGCCCTGATCGGCAATAGCGATCTGCGCATCTATCACTTCACCCGGGACCGTGAGCTGGAGAGCTACCTCCTGGAGGAAGCCGACCGCTGGTGGCAGGCGCATGTGGTGGCTGACACCCCCCCCGACCCCCAAAGCGAACTGGAAGCCCGGCAACGCTGGCCCCGGCACCAGGCCGGCAAGGTCCTGACCGCCACCGTCGAGGTTGGCCTACAGCTACGCCAGCTGGCCCAGATCAGGGCCGACATGCGCCTCCTGGAGGCCCGGGAGAAGGCCGTCAAGGATCAGCTCTATCCCGCCCTGGCGGATGCCGAGGTGGTCATCTATGGCGGCGAGGAGGCGGCGACGTATCGGGCCAATAAGGATAGCCAGAAGGTGGACTATCAGGGGGTAGCGGTGGAGCTGATGACCGGCATGGACCCGGCAGACCAGGCGCGCGTCCTGGCTGCCTATACCCGCACCGTCCCCGGTGCCCGGGTGCTGCGCTTGGCGAAATCCCTGGAGGCGGCATGACCCCGATCCACTGCGACACCTGCGCCCATTGGGACCCGAACCTGATCCGCTACCGCGGCAAACCCGAAAGCCTGTGCTTGTGCCAGCATTCCGCCGATTACCGCCGGTATGTGAATGCCTACCACACCTGCCATTGGCATAGCGCGATCAAGCGTCAAGCGCCCAAATCACCCACCGGAGAAGACCATGCCTGACATCCGTATCGACCTGACTGAGGAGCAGCTCAATGCCATGGCTGGTGAAATGCGCGAGGGCCTGACCCCGGCGCACATTGATGAACTGGTGACGTTGCGCAGCGATGCCCGGCTGGCGGCAGGGACGTTTACCGAAGCCATCGCCGCTCAGTCGGAGAAGACCGGCATCAGCAAATCGGCCTTGCGTCGCTACATCTGCGCCAAGGAAAAGGATGCCCTGGAAAGCCTGAGCACTGAGAAAGACGATATCGAAACCCTGCTGGAGATGAATCCATGACCGCCCAACTCGCCACCCTTCGCCCCCAATCCGCCCCGGCCCTGACCGGCGCCCGGCAGATCGGCCTGACCCCGCAAAGCATCGACGAGGCCCTGCGCATGGCCGAGATCATGTCCCGCGCGTCCATCGTCCCCAAGGATTACCAGGGCAACCCCGGCAACATCCTGGTAGCCATTCAATGGGGCGCTGAGATCGGCCTGCCACCCCTTCAGGCAATGCAGAATTTAGCGGTCATCAACGGCCGCCCGGCCCTGTGGGGTGATGCCGTCATCGCCCTGGTGCGCGGCTCCGGCCTATTGGAGACCATCCACGAGGACATCACCGCCGATGTCGCCACCTGCACCGTCAAGCGCAAGGGCGAGCCGCCCGCCAGTCGCTCCTTCTCGGTGGAAGACGCCAAGCGCGCCGGCCTCTACGGCAAGCAAGGCCCCTGGCAACAGTACCCCAAGCGCATGCTCCAGATGCGCGCCCGGGCCTGGGCCTTGCGCGATGTCTTCCCCGACGTGCTGCGCGGCGTCCATGTGGGCGAGGAAGCCCAGGACATGCCGCCCATCAAGGCCATGGGTGACGCCGAAATCATCCCCGCCGATCCGCCAGCCACCCCCCACGCCAGCCGCACCGAACAGGTCAAGGCCCGCCTCGCCGCCGGCAAGGCCAAGCCATCCACCGCCCCCGTCATGGGCGATGGACAGCCCCAGGAACCCGGCCCCGACCTGCCGATGGTCCTCTCCCTGATTCGCGACGCGGGCACCGAGGAGGAGCTGCACGGCGCCGCGGAAATGGCCGGACGGCTGACCAGTCCCGCCGACAAGGAACAGGCGCGGAAGGCGTACAAGGCGCGGCAGAAGGCCATGCAGGCGGAGGCGGAAGCCGAACGCAAGCGCGAGGCCGAAGAGGAGGCGCGGTTGGAGCGCGAAGCCATCCAGGCCGAAGACGCCGCGGATGACGCCGAAACCATGACCGCAGCCGCCGCTGACTTCTTCGCCGGGGAGGCCGCCTGATGGCCATGCGCCCCACCGATGACCTGGTCGTAAAAACCGGCAGCTATACCACCCCCCAGGGCGAGACCAAAAGCCGCTACCTCAAGATCGGCACGGTCTTCACCCGTGACGACGGCTCCGAGGCCATCCTGATCGAGGCCCTGCCGGTCGGTGGCGCGGCCCGGGAGTGGAACGGCTGGGTCAACCGCTACCCGATCAAGCCCCGCAACGGCGGCGACGGCTACAACGACGCCGCGCCCAAGCCTCAGACCCGGACTGACGCCGCCTATGGCGACGAGGACCTGCCCTTTTAGCGGCGTGGTGAAACCCCGAGCCTGGCGGGGCGCGTAACCGCGGTAGGCCAGGACGCCCCAGCCGGCGGTGGGCGATCAGTTAAACACCGGCAGCCCGGGCGGGCAGGTCCCCTTTCAAACCGCCGCCCGTGACCGGGCATCCACTTCCAACCTAACCGAGAGCATTGACCATGCCCCGCGCCGATTACAACCAGACCGTCGCCATCAAACAAGGGATCATCGCCGCCCTGCGGGATAACCTGTCTGACGAGTTCACCGCCAAGGAAATCGCCGATGCCCTGCTTTACCCGCCAGACGTAGACGGCCGGCAGGTGGGCGCCACCCTCAAGCTGATGGCCGCCGAGGGCCTGGTGGCGAAGCGGCCGTACCAAAACATGAACATCTATCGCCTGCACAAGCGGGCGCTAAGCTGGGTCCCGCCCCTGGACGACAGCCGCGAAGTGGCCGCGGCCGTCAAGGCGGTCAAGCCACCCGCCAGCAAGCCCGCCGACGATCATCCCTGGGTCCATCCGCCGGCGGTGCTGCCGACCGTTCCCAAGGCCGCGCCCGTCACCCGGCCCTTGCCAGCGCACCTGGAGACCAAGCCCGATCCGCGCCACTCCCCCGCCTCGCCAGACCCCGGGGCCCTTGATCTTGATGATGCCGATTTGGCGGCCATGGCCTTGCCCGCGGTGCCGATTGAGCCGGCCTTGGGTGCGAAGGCCTTTCTGGTCGCCAATCCGCCGCACGAGGCCAGTCGTCAACTTGTAGTTGATAACTGCACAGCCAGTGGTCAAGCAATCCTTGACGACTCCAGTTATTCGGAAATTCCGAATAGCTCACCCACTGAGGCCAGTTCTCCGGAAATTCCGGATATCTCCAACCATCCGGAAATTCCGGACAGTTCGCCCGATCAAGTGAACTGTTCAGGATTGCTTGTGAGTTCGCCCGACGTTGTTGATCATGAAGCGCCAAATGCTGCGCAACAAACTCTGCCCGCCGAAAGCCACGAGGACGAGCCGCCGGCGCATCGTGGCTGCGGCGGGCATTGCGCCAATCATGCCCACGCCAGCGACCTGGAAGAACTGGCCGAGGCCCAGGTGGCCCGCTTAACCGCCCAGCTTAGCGAACTGACCAAGAAAAATGACTGCTTCAGATGGGCGAATGCCAACCTGACCACCCAACTTAGTGACGCGCAATCCAAACTTGCCGACGCCCTGGCCGACCTGGCCACCTCCCAGCGCGAGCAGGACCGGCTGCACCAGCGCCTGCGGGAGCAGGAGCGGCAGCGAGCCGAAGACCAGAACCGCATCGATGCCCTGATGGATGTGGCGCGGCCACACCTGGCCAAGGGCAAGCATGGCGATACTGCGCGGGCCGCGGCGCCGTTTGGCCTGCCAGTCATCCCCAAGTACTGGATCGGCCTACTCAAGCTCACCCTGCTGGAGCCGCACGATAACGCCAAACTGGTGCTCAAGATTGACAGCGAGGGTGGCGGGGCCTATGCGCGACTGAAAGCTGATGCTGTTTTGGATGGCGGTAGCGCGGACTTTCTGCCTGGGGTGATGGATGGGCTGATCGGGCTGATGGACTACCTGTTCCCACACCTCGCCGTCAGCCATCCAGACCATTCTGCCGACACCGGCAACATGGTCATGACCAGCGAGGCCCGCCAGGAGCCGCGTCATGACCCGTAACCGCATCGAGTGCAGTTCCACTTGCTGCCCCAGCACGCCCGGGGATAACCCCCACTGCCCGGCATGCTCCCATGCAGCCTATTACGGTGAAGGGCGGGATGCCGGGAAGCGCACCTGGCGTTGGCATTTCTCGCCCCTATTCGGCCCGACTTTTGTCCGCAAAGACGGAAAACCCCTGAAACGCTCACCTGCCTACCGACCACATCACCCGGCTTGGGCAGTATTTGAACCTTGGTATCGGGAAAACTGGCTGACGCGGGAGACCCACCATGCCTAAAAAAGCCTGCTCCACATGTCGTCATTACCAGACAGAAGGCTTTGACGTGCTGAAAGGCTGGTGTCACTGGTTTGACGCCTACCCAGGCATGCAGCCAGAGATCCCTGGTTGGGTGCGCAACCTGCATCCCTATCCTGTCTGGCCCTGTGATGGCCGGCGCTGCCTGCAATGGCAGGAGGCTTTGCCGTGAGCGCCCATCAGACCCTGTTGGCTGAAGCCGTTGCCCACGGCCTGGACGAGGGCTGGTGGGCGGCCAAGCGTCGCGCTGTCCAGCCAACCAAGGCCCTGCTGATGGAGTGCCTGTATCAAGCGGTGATGGCCCGGCTGGAGGGCCTCGTTGCCCGGGAGGGTCCGACCCATGACTGACCCCGCCGACCTCCCGCCGCGCGACATCCCCGACGACCTGGTCGTCTTCGCCCTCATCGGCGGCCCCTGGCTGGCACGGGCTTACTTCAGCCTGCGCCTGCTGGCCTTCATCATCCACACCCTGGCCCCGTGGCACGCGGGGTCCTATCTGGAGATCCGCCGGCGGCTGCGGCCGGTGACGGAGATCAAGGCATGAACACCGTCGTCCCCCTGCCCGTCAAGCCGCGGCCGCCACACCACCGCCCCCTGGTATGCCATGGGGTATATGGCCGCCCCGGTGGCGACGGGCTAGACTCGCTGGCCCGCTTCCTCTTGTCCATCGCCGCCGATGAAGACGCCCAGCCAATCAGCCCACCCCAGCCAGGCCGCCTGTTACCTGCGCAGCTCCAAAGATCGGCATGACTTGAGCCTGGACGCCGAACTCCAGGGCATTGAACTCGGCAGGCGTCCAGGCCAGGCCGGTGGCGGGGTTGGTTTCCCAGATGGCGACATGTAGCGCGCAAAAAGCTTTGAGAAAAAACGCAGAAAGGTTTGAGACTGACGTCTGATGTTAAAAAGGGGCTTAAGCAGGGGTAAAGGCTAAATTACAGGCGCACAGAGACTGAAGGTATCAGGAAACCGAGGCACCACCAGAAACCGCCTCCAGCTCGCTGACACGCGCCGCCAGTTCCTGCACGGCCTTGATCAATGGCGCGATCAGCTCGCCGTAGCGGATGCCATACTCGTCGGCCTCCGGGTCGTAGCAGTAGCCGGCGAAATCCTTGCCATCCAGGGCATCGCGCAACTCCTGGGCGATTAGGCCGTAGTGGCGGCGCACGCCGGGGCGGTCCACGATGGTGTGGCGCGCGCCGGGGGCGTCGGGGTCTTCCGGCGGCACGGACACGCGATCTCCGATAATCCAGCGATAGGATACCGGGCGCAGGGCTTGGATAAATTCCAGGCCCAGATCGCTGGTTTCAATGTCGGCCTTGAGGCGCCCATCTGAACTGGTGTTGATCGAGGTCTGCGTGCACCACACCTCTGACCAGCGCAGCGTGCTAGACCCAAGCCGATAAGATCCGTTGGCGCCGGGATTGAAATGGCCACTCGAGCCAAAGCTGGCCCGCCCCGTCCCGCCTGTTGTGAATCCGAGGGTATCCGCCGCCGGGAAGCAGATGCCGGTGTTGGTGTCCCCCTGGTAGGCATAGACTGGATCATCGCTCACCCCGGGGGCCAGGATATACATGCCGTTGGTGCGCTGGATAGTGCCGGTGAAGGTCGCGCCGGCCAGCCGCGCCGCGCCGAGTGTGCTACAGGCGGTTGCGGCGTCGCTGTCATCCAGCAAACCGAGGGTGAATGAGGTGCAGGTGACTTCCTGGGCCTGGCCTGTCGTGGCCACGGAGCGCCCCAGGAGTCGATAGCCGGTGATGTCCACCAGCTTGGCGAGGGAGACGGCCTTGTCCTTGATCTTGGCCGTTTCCACGGCGTAATCGGCAAGCTGAAGCGCCTGTATGGTGCTATCCGCGATCTGGGTGCGGGTAACCGCCTTGTCATCGATCTCCGCTGCGCCGATTGACTTGGCTGGCAGCACCCCCGGCCTGATGCGCCGCAGCTTGGTTTCGCCATTGACCTGGACGATCTGCCAGTCGCTGGCGGTGATCGTGGTCGCCTCGTCGGGCAACTCGGATGGGAGCAGTGCGCGGCGAATGGTCATTCCACCAGGCCCTCCACGGTCAGGGTCAGCGACTCCCAGCTATGGGCCTGAATGGCGCTTCCCATGTTGGTGTAGAAGCCGAAGGCCCGCAGTCGGTCGTAAGTGGCCCCGGCGTTGTTGAAATCCCAGTAGACTGGCATCCCGTCCCACTGGCTGAGCAGTTCCTGGACGACATCGCCAGTGATGACGGCGGGGTCCAGGTAGCAGGTGGCGCGGATCTGGCGGGAGGAGCCGCGCTTGACGAAGTTGACGGTGCCGAAGGTCTCGTCGCGCTCCTTGCGCGAAAAGCTCAGGATCGAGGTCTCCACCCCCCACTCGGTATCGCTGAGGGTATGCGCCCGACCCACGGTCATGACCGCGCACTGGGCGGGCTGAGTGGTGTCGTTGCGGGTCAAGGTCACGGCAATGCTCAAGGCGCTTCCAGCGGCGACGGTATCAATCGGGATGTTGGCGGTGCGCAAGGTGGCGCCGTAGGCGGTGCCGGCCGGGGTGAGGCTGACGCTGATGGGGTCGCGAGCTACCCCGTCATCAGTGACGGTGATGGCGACGGTTTTGACGTTGACCAGGCCGGCGAAGGCGACCCGATCCACGGCGGTGGCGCAGGCGCAAGTCACGGTATACGTCGGGTCGCAAAGATCGCCATCCGTCTCGTAGCCTTGGGTATAGGTATTGCCCAGGTAATCTATGGCCGCCCAGGCGTTGGCCGCGCCCAGTCTGATCCAGCGCGCGGCGATGGTTTCGTCCGCCGATTTCACCGCCTCGCTGGGGCGGATAGTGTTTTCGCCCGAGGTGAGCGCGACCGTGGCCAGATAGTCATGATTATCGGCGGCATCATAGACGGCGGCGTTAAGGGCCACGGCGGCCCCGGTAGCCCAGGCGGGGTAATGCGAGAGCCTGACGTTGGTGGTGTAGGTGTAGCCCCCCGAGGTGGCGCTAGGGCCACGATCTTCCCAATAGGACTGGGTGCTGTAGGTGGTCTGAGTGAAAATCCACCAGCCCGTAGTCGTGGCCGTGGTTACCTGCTTATCCGGGGCGTTGGCGGTGCTGGAGGTATGCGCCACCCGGCAGCGGAAATCACGATAGACCCCGCCGATCTGGTAGCGGCGGATATTCCCGACCACATAGGCCTGCCCGGCGGCCCAGGCACTGTAGATATAGACCGGGCTGGAGCCGGTATAGGCCAGGTCGATTTCCAGCGGGACGATGACTTCCATCTTAAGCGGCCCTCAAGGCGGTTTCAGTGCCCGTGGCTTCGGCACTGGACGGCATTCCATCCAGGTCCCATTTTCGCAGGCGCTCATCAATGGCCTTGAGCGGCACGACCTGAGCGGTGGCGACGGAGGCCAGGTCCTGGCGCAGCACCACGATCTCCTGGCGCAGGGCGATGACCTCGGTGGTGGTGGCGTTGGCGGCCGCGGCGATGTCGCCCATGGGTGGCAGCAAGGCGGCGAGATCGGCCTGAGTTGGGGCCAGTGGCTCGCCCCCCGCGTCGATCAGGGCGTCATTGAGGTCGTTGATCGCCTCGGCCAGGCTCTTGGTCTCGACATAGGTGCCCTCCAGGATGGCGATCTGCTTGGCAGCCAGTTCCAGCAGGTCATCAATGGCGGCGAGGTTTTCGTCGCGCCAGGTCTGCGCCGCCTCGGTCTCTGCCTCCAGCCGGGCCAGTTCTTGATCGCGCCAGGCGGTGGCGCTTTCTTCCTGGCGGGCGAGGATTTCCAAGGCGGCGTCCCGCTGCCCGGCGGCCTGCTCCGCCTGGGCATCAATAGCGGCCAGTTGGGCCTCATAGGCAGCGGCCGCGCGGTCACTGGCGGTCTCAATCGCGGCGATCTGCCGCTCGGCATCGGAGACCTGACGGACCCCGACCTTTTCCAGGGCCAGGAGGGCGGAATAAGCGCTGCCCTGCGCCGCGCGATAGGCGGCCTCGGTGCCGAAATCCTCGGCATTGAGATTGGTGGCGCCGGTGATGGCCCGGTCCAGTTGCTCCTCGCCCGGCAGGGTGCCGGCCCGCGCCCAGGCGCCCAATTGACGCAGGGCGCGCATGCGTTCCATCTCGTTGCGTGGGGCATCGCCGCGGAAGGCGTCCAGGGCGGACTGGATGCGGCTCAGCCCGGCCTCGGCCACGGACAGGGCCTCCTGGGCGGCTTCGCGCTGTTTTGCCAGGGCGTCAAGCTGGGCCTTGTTGGCTGCCGCCGCCGATTCGCGCTGCGCGGCGATGCTGTCCATGCGCGCCTGATAGGCGGCATTGACGGCTTCACGTTCGCTGGCGATGGCCGCCAGGCGGGCCTGGTGTTGCGCGTCAAGGGCTTCGCGCTCGGCAGCGATGGCCTCCATGCGCGCCCGGTATTGCGCTTCGACGGCTTCGCGCTCGGCCCGGGCGGCCTGTTCCAGCACGGCGTAGGCGTCGCGCAGCTTGCTCAGGTCCAGTTCGTTGATGCCGTCCACGTCGTCCTTGAGGTCGCCGAAGACCAAGCCCAGTTCCTTGAGGTAGGCGCCCAGGATGGCCATCTGCTCGGTGGTGAGGATGCCGGAGTCGTACAGGTCTTTCAGCGCGTCGCGGTTTTCAGGTAGGGTCAGCCCCCAATCCTTGAACACGCGCTCCAGTTCGCGCGTCGCCTGGCCTACCTCGTCCACCCCAAGCAGCCAGTCGGTGAAGGCTTCCACGCCGTCATAGAGCAGATCGAACTGCGGGAGCAATTCCATCAAGCCAGCATAGAGTTTGCGGCTGGCTTCGTCGGTAAGCTTGAGGCCGCCGATCAGCTCATTAAACCCTTCGCGCGTCTTGGGCAGGTCGTCCAGCAATTTGGCGAGGATGGCGGCATTGGGGTCGCCGGGGATGGTAATCGTGTCCGGGGTTGCGCCGTCACCCTCTGGGCTGAGGGGGTCCTTGATCGCGTCACGGACGCGGTTAAGCGACTCGATGAAGGCCTCCGCCCCGTTGTCAACGTCATAGCCCAGATCGCGGAGGGCATCGCCGTAGTTGCCAAGGCCTTCTTCAACGATTTGCCAGAGCTGCCAAGTGGTGACCGCCTGGGTGGCGGCAGAGGCGCTGCCATCAGCAATTGCGGCGGCGTTGGCGGCGATGCCTTTGGCCCATTCATCGGCCAGACGGCGCTGCGTGTCGACCCAGAAATTACCCGTGTCTTCCAGCGCGCCGGAGAGGTCCTCCAGCCCGGCGTCGAGGTCATCGGCGATCTTTTTGACTTCCTGGACGATATCCTCGCTCAGCTTGATCAGCTCATCCTGAAGTTTTGGAATTTCTCGATTGATCGTCTTAGCGGCGGCTTGGATGGCATCGACCAGCTTTTCGGTTTGGGTCGTGAACTGATCGTAATAGAAGGCCTGAGCCTGGGTGGCGGCATCGAGGGAGCCGAAGGCATCGACCAGGGCGGTTGATAGTTCCAGGACGCCTTCGGCGGTCAGGTCGGAAAGATCGGTGGCGGTTTGCTGGACGGCTTGATCCAGGAGGGCGAGCTGCATGGCCATTCTGACAAAAGCCTCAGCGGCCCCCTCGCCTTCCTCGCGCACCAGGAGGCCATAATCAGCCAGGCGCTTGGCGTCGGCCACCACCTCGCCGGTCAGATCCAAGGCATCCCCCATGGCCGTGCCAGCCAGGTCATCCGCCATTGCCAGGGCAGTTTGGGCAATGACCATGGCCTCCTGAATGCTGGTGGCGTAAGTATCCATGGAGGTGTAATCCACAATCCCCGAGAACACGTCTTCCATGACCACGGCCAGGTCGTCGCCGGTCTTGGCGGCCTCGGCGATTATTCGGTCGAAGGCATAGACGAAGCTGCTACTAAACTCATGCGTCAGCAGCAACAGGCCCTCACCACTGGCGTCGCTAAGTGCTTTTTCGACGGCTTTGGCGACGTCCTCGCCGTAGAAGGTCGCCAATTGCTGGCTCATGTCGGCCATGGCGGCCATCATTTTTTCGTATTCCGGCCACATGTCCCAGTCGAATTCATCGGTACTGGCGGCATCGACGCCGAAGGACAGGCCAAAACCGCCGGAGACGCCGCGACCGCCACGGAAGCGGTTGTCGACGCCGCTGCCGCCGGTGCTTACGCCCCAGTAGCCGGGCTCGTGGTCATAGCCGTCGCCGGTGAAGGCGCCGCCAAGGGCGGCAATCGCGGCGATGGCGGCGATGGCGGGAAGGAGGTAGGGCGCGGCAGCGGCCATGCTGGCGGCAAAGTTCCCAGTTGCTGCCAGCGACCCAGCCTGGCCCATGATGGTGCCAAAGGCGCCGCCATAGCCCATGGCGCCAATCTCGGCCATGGCGGTGCCCCAGCCGGCGGTAATGCCAGCGGCGGTGGCGCCGCTGAACAGGCTGGTGACGCCGCTGGCAAGATTGGAAAAGCTAGAGAAAATACTGCCTAGTCCGCTTGCCCCACTCGCGGCGCTGGCGGCCGTGCCCGCGGCACTGGCGACGCCTGACCCTCCCGCAGTGATCGCCACGACCAGCGGCTTCGTCAACAGGGTGTGAGCCACTTCCGCCAGCCAGGAGCTTATGGCGCCCTTCAAACTCTCTAAGGTGGTCTTGGTGCCGGAGAAGAGGTCTTTCCACAGGCTGGCGAAGGTGTCGTCAATGCGCTTGACGGCGTTTTTCCAAACTTCGGTCCAGGCGTCGGCTTCCTTTCCGTTTTCTTTCTCGGCCTTTGTCAACTTCTCCATGGCCTGCTGAGCGCCTTCTACCTTGAGGGTGCCGTCCGCCAGGATACGCGTCAGCTCGGCGCGGTCTTGAGCCAACTCCCGCGCCTTGGCGCCTTCGGTATCGTACTTGTCGATAAGCTTTTGCGCGTCGTTGGTGGCAGTGTCATATGCCTCACCAACCTTCTTGACCATTTCGGCATAGTCCTTGCCCACCAGGTCGCCCTTGGCGTGGGCCTTGGCGATGAGTTCCGTCGCTTCGGCAAGCTTAACGGCATCGGCGCGGGCGGGAAGGAACTGTTTGACCAGGTCCGCTAGGTCTTTTTCGTAGTCCTTGGTCGCCTTGGCCGCTTCATTGGCGGCCTTGGCCGCGCCACCTTTGGCCGTGGTGCTTTTTTCGAGGTCGGCGGTGAACTCCTTTAGGATCTCTTTTGCTCGCTCCTCGGTAACGACATGGAACTTGACCGCTTCAGTCAGTTCCTTTTGCTTTTCCTTGACCTTGATCTCGATATCCTTTTTCTTATCGTAACTAGCGACGATCTTATCCACCGCGGCGCGACTTTCATCTACGGCCGCTTTGTGCTCTTCCCAGCGTTTGACCATATCGTCGCCAACCGTGGCAGCCTGCTGATTGGCCAGATCGCGCGCTGACTTGGCAGCAGCCACTTGGGCGCTTTGCATGGCCGCGACCTTTTGCGTCCATACTCCAAGCTCATCCCCGGCTCGCCGCAGTTGCGCCTCGTACTGACCCAGGAACAAGCTATCTTGATTGGCGGCCACGCGGGCGGAGAGCATCTGGAACTCGCGCTGCTTTTCCAGCATGACGCCCATCGTGGCGTTGAATTTATCTGCGTCACTGGCGAAGTTTTGCAGCCCAAGGCCCGCCCGGGCATTTTGAATGGCGGTAAACGCTTGGCCAAACACGTCCGCCAGCGACTTGGCTTGCCGCAAGGCGTCGGCCAGCAGGTTGGTGGCACTCGTGGCGCGATCCGCTTCCACCGCCATGTCGCTAAGCGCATTGGTCAGCCGATTCCATTCCGGGGCCAGGCCGCCAATCTCCTTGCCATCGTTATACAGCTCGTTAAGGCGCTGGCTGAGCAGGGGCAGCAGATCCTCGGCCATGACCTCGCCGCTTTCAAGCATCTTGCCCAGTTCCTGCTCGGTGCGGCCCATGGCATCGGCGGCGGCCTTGAAGGCTCCTGGCAACCGCTCGCCCAATTGCCCGCGCAGCTCCTCAGCGCTAACGACGCCCTTGGAGATCATCTGCTCAATGGCCAGCAGCGCACCCTGGGTATCGGCGCTGGACTTGCCCAGCTTGCCCATGGCCAAGAACACGCTCTCGAAGATGTCGCGCGCGGCCTGGCCTTCCAGGGCGCTGCCCTTGGCGGCGGCGGAGAGGCTGATCCAGGCAGTGGCCACGTCGCCCAGCTTGAGGCCCATCTTGTCGGCGGTGGCGCGGATGTACTCCATCTCCGCCCCGGCGGCTTGGGTGCTGCCGGTGATGGCGGTCAGGCTGGCCTGAAACCGCTGGCTTTCGGTGGCGGCGGTAATGAAGGCGCGGGCCAATTCCGCCACGCCGATCCCGGCGGCGGCGGTCATGGCCAGGCTTTTGAGCTGATTGGTGACGGCGGTCAGCCCGCCCTTGGCGGCTCGGTCCGCCTCGCGGTCCAGGTCCCCCACGCCGCCCCGCACCCGGTTGATACCCTGAATGGCCGCGGTGCCGTCGGCGTTGATGATGAGGCTGAGTCTCATGCTACCGGCCATGACGCGGCTCCCGGGGCAGGGTGGAGGGGATTAGCGCCCGGGCCGCGGGCTGGGCCGGGGCGCGCTGGCGCTCTGCTTGGCCCGCTCCTGGGCCAGGCGCTGGTGGGCGACGTGCAACTGGGCCTGCTCCAGGGTCTGGAGGTCGGCGAACAGGCCGGGGCGCTCTTCCTGGGGCACGGCTTGCAGGTCCATCACCGCGCGCACCCCGGCATAGTCCAGGCCCACGGGGACGCCGTTCATGCCGGCATAGCGCCATTGGGTGTCGCAGGCGAGGTAGAGCAGCACCGCCGGGACGTTCTCCGGCCACAGCTCCACGGCGCCGCATTGGCCGCACCAGGTGCGCTCACCGCGGGCATCCATGCACACGCG